TAGACCCAATTGAATTGTTATGGCATCGTGATGATGAAGATAGAACAATTGAAATTCTAAATGAAACAAATTGGCAACTTCAATTAGATAATTGCTTGCCTACCTCACTAAAAGAACGTATATTTATCCCAAGACATGAGTGGCATCGTGTTATTAAAGGAACAGGAACATTAAAATTAAAGATACATAAATCATGAATGATAGATTAAAACACCTTATTAAAGAAGAAATTAAAAGTATTCTTAATGAATCTGAATTAAAAAGTACTCCTTTAAAAAATCTTAAACCTGGCAAATATACTGTTAGTTATACTGTAGATGATAGAGATGGTGTTGAAGAAACTAAATATACACTTACAGCCAAAGATATAGCTTCAGATATCAACCCACAAAACTTTTGGAAAGGTATAGCAAAAGACGATAATCTTTTTACAAAAGGTGATAGTGTAAGATCAGTAAAAAAAGCATAACATATAGACAGATTCATAGCCTGTCGACTTAAAAAAATTAATAGAGATCTGTGGCCTCCCTTGGGAGGTCACTTCTTTTTTTGTATATTAAACTTATAAAATAAATAATGGAAAAACGAATAGTAATAGTAGGAGCAGGTGTAGCAGGTGTAAATGCTGCAACTAAATTAGTGGATAATGGATATCCTGGAGAATTGATTACAATAATTGATATGGGTAAAGATCCATACAAACGTTTACCTGAGGAGGTAATGACAGGTTTTCTAGGTGCTGGAGGATGGAGTGACGGTAAATTAACTTACCATACAGCAATTGGAGGTCAATTATCTAAATATACGGGTGAGGATAAAGCAATGGAATTAATGGACCAGGTAATTACTAATTTTAAACGTTTCCACCCTAATCCAGAGGAAGTACAATGTTCTGACCCACACGAAGAACCTGAATTTATTAAACCATATTTTGGTTTACGTTTATTTCCTGTATGGCACGTAGGTACAGATTATTTATCTGAAATTGCTAAAAATTGGTATGATTATTTGGTTGAAAAAGGTGTACAATTTCATTGGGAAGCTAAAGTAAAAGATATTGATTTTAAAAACTCAGAAGTTCATTATGAATACTATAAACCTGAATATAATGATCATATTATTTCATACGATGAACTTATTTTTGCCGTAGGTAAATCAGGAATTGATTTTGCTCAACAATTAGCAAACGAATATGAACTCCCAGATGAACCTAAATCAGTACAAATTGGTGTTCGATTTGAGGCACCACAAGAACACTTTCAAAAACTAATTGATATTTCATATGACTTTAAGTTATATAGAAAATTTGATGATGAAGGAGTATCATTACGTTCATTCTGTACAAACAATAATGCTGCTTATGTTGCTGTAGAAGAAACATATGGAGATCACAGTTACAATGGTCACGCTAAGAAAGACGAAGCGTATAGAAACAATATGACTAACTTTGGTATATTAATGGAAATTAATGGTATTGAAGATCCATTTACTTGGTCACGTGATGTAGTTTCTAAATTACAGGCCTACAATACTGGTTTGTATTATAGTCCATCTCGCAAACCATCAACTACATCTGAAGGTAATAATGTAACAGCAACTCAAATTAGTTTAGGTGAATTAACTCATACTATTGAACCTGTTATGGAAGGTTATTTTAAATATGTTTGGGATTTCATCCAAGATATGAAAAAAGTATTCCCAACATTAGGAGATGATTGGGGAATGTATATTCCTGAGGTAAAATATCTTTCACCTGAAGTTAAAGTAAATTACGAAAATCTTAGTTTGATTGATTATCCTAACGTACATTTCGTGGGTGATGCTTTAAGTGCACGTGGTATTACAGTATCAGGAGCGCAAGCAATTTATGTAGCAGAAAATTTAATTAAATAATATGAAAATAGGATTTACAGGAACAATGTCTGTAGGTAAAACTACATTGGTTAATGCTTTAAAAGAATTACCTGAATTTAAAGAATTTTACTTTGCAACAGAGCGTTCAAAATATTTACGTGATTTAGGTATACCTTTAAATACAGATTCAACAATAGAAGGTCAATTTATATTTTTAGCTGAGCGTGCTTCTGAATTACTTCATTCTAGAGTAATAACAGATCGAACAGTAATTGATGTAATGGCATTTACGTGTTTAGCTAAATCTATTCCATACTATATTGGAGATGAAGTATGTCAAGCGGCATCACATTTAATTAGAAAATACGATTATATATTTTACATTTCACCTGAAGGAGTTGAAATTGAGGATAATGGAGTTCGAACTACAGATGCAGATTATAGAACAGACGTTGATAGAGAAATTCAAAAAATTATAACTCAAAATAAATCTAAAATAAAAAACTATATTCATTTATCGGGTTCTGTTGAGGAAAGAATTGAAAAAGTTAAACAGACGTTATTTCCTTAATATTTATAAATAAAAATATACAAAATGAAAAAAACTCGTTTACTTGAAATCATACGTGAAGAAATTAGTGAAGCATTAAATGTGCTTGTAACCAATAAAAAAGGAGAAACTACCACAATGCCTTTTAACACCCCAGATGAGAAAAAAGCAGTAACTAATCTTAAACAAGACAGCAATATTTCAAATATTGAAACTACTGCTGGACAAAATATTAAAGAAACAGAACAATTAGATGAAATTGAACAATTAGCTGAAATGGCTAGTATAACTCAATTAAAAACACAATTAGAAAAACAAGGTAAAAGTAAAGAATTATCTGCTGTTAAAGCTGCTGAGCGATCTACTATTGATAAACTAAAACAAAACCCAACATTTTCAGGTGAAGGTAAAAATGCAAGATTAAAAGGATATGTATCTGCACTTAAAAAAGAACTTAAAGCAGAACATAATATTAATCTACAAGATTTATTAACTGTAGTAATGTTAGATGCTGAAAAAGCAGGTGACAAATTTAAAGATGATATTGCAACTAACACAATTGAAAAAGATGCTGCTGCACAAGTATTAGGTACAGAAAAAGGACAACGTGGTAGAAAAGCAGACCCAAACAAACCAGAAAAACCAGCTTCAACAGGTAAAAAAGGAAGACCAGCAGGTTCAGGTTCAGATAATACTCCTAAAGTAGCTACTCGTACACCTGGAGAGGATGGATTTGATGATGTGTCATATTCAGATGCAGAAGATGAAGAAGGTCCATCAGCTAAAGATATAGCAGGTGATAAAACAGCAAACCAATTATCAAATATCTCATCAGATAAAAAAGAAAAATTCAATTTAGGTTTGAAATTTATTGGTAAATATAAAGACGATAAAGCTAAAGTTGATGCTTATTTGAAAAAAGCTAAAGACGAGTATAAATTTCCAAAAACAATGTTGGACGATTTAAAAAGAGCAGCTGGTAGAGGAGTTGAATAATGGTTAAAGACAAAATACTAAATATTAGAATATCGCACCTTATAATGGGTGCGATTATTTTATTTTTACTGTGGTTTGCATTTTTAAAACCAACTAAAAACGATTCATCTAAATACGATAAACAAAAACAACAAATTGATAGTTTAAATAATGTTTTAAATGGATTAAAAAAAGAACAAGTTGAATTAAATAAATCTATTGAATTTCATCAAACAAAAATAGATTCATTAGATTGTGAAATAGATAGCACCAACCAACAAATAACAAATATACGTAACTATTATGGTAAAAAAATTAGGGATATTGCTAATTACACTCCTTCTCAACTTGACGATTTTTTCTCAAAACGATATAAATAAAGTTTGTTTTGATCAATCAACAGCTAAAAAAATAGCAGCTGATTTAGTTAAAGGGGATTCTGCAAAAGCAGAATTGGAGAAAACAAAAAAACTAGTATTTCAATTAAATGAAAAAATAGTTGAAAAAGATAGTGTTATTTTATTTTATATAAAAAAAGATACTAACTACATCAATCAAGTAAAAAGTTATGCTGAAATAAAAGAAAAACAATCTATTTTAGTTACGGGTCTTGAAAAAGACAAAGATAAACTTATTACCGAAAATAACAATTTAAAAACAGGCCTTAAATGGGTTGGTGGAGGATTCGTGGGAACCCTAATTTCCTTACTTACATTTGCATTAGTTAAATAATTTATGTCTGATTTAAGAAAAGCAATAAGAGAAGAATATATTAAATGTGCAGCATCACCTGCATATTTTATGAAAAAATATTGCTACATCCAGCATCCAAAACGTGGTAGAATTCAATTTAACCTTTACCCATTCCAAGAACGTGTTTTAACTTTATTTCAACAAAACGATTATTCAATTGTATTAAAATCTAGACAGTTAGGTATTTCTACTTTAGCAGCAGGTTACTCGTTATGGTTGATGTTATTCCATGAAGATAAAAATGTGCTATGTATTGCAACTAAACAGGAAACCGCTAAAAACATGGTTACTAAAGTTAAGTTCATGTACAATAGCTTACCTTCTTGGTTAAGAGAAAATAATAAACCCGCTGAGGAAAGTAAATTAACCCTTAGATTAAATAATGGATCTCAAGTTAAAGCCACTTCAGCATCAAGTGATGCAGGTCGTTCAGAAGCCGTTACTTTGCTAATAATTGATGAGGCAGCTTTTATTAATGGTATAGGTGAGATTTGGGCATCAGCTCAACAAACCCTAGCTACGGGTGGGGGTTGTATAGCATTATCTACACCTTATGGTACAGGTAACTGGTTCCATAAAATGTGGGTTGGTGCAGAAATGAGTGAAAATAGTTTTTTACCCATTAGATTACCTTGGCAAGTTCATCCTGAACGAGATCAAACATGGAGAGATTTACAAGATAAAGATTTAGGTATTAGAATGGCAGCACAGGAATGTGACTGTGACTTTAGTACTTCTGGAGATACTGTATTTTATTCTGAAGATATAGATTTTTATGGAAAAACTTATATAAGAGACCCGTTGGAAAAACGGGGAGTAGACCAAAACTTATGGATTTGGGAACCAGCGGATTATTCTCGGAACTATTTGATCGTAGCAGACGTTGCTCGTGGTGATGGTAAGGATTATTCAGGGTTTCATATCTTTGATATTGAAACATTTACCCAGGTAGGTGAATATAGGGGACAAATCGGAACAAAAGATTATGGTCATTT